AGGCGCAGTGGTTATTAGAGCAGGCGGCAGTGTTGAAAAATTGCGTGTTACTGCCAACGGTGGAATAAGTTTTGGTGCCAGTGGAACAGCCTACGGTGTCAGTGGACAATTACTACAAAGCAATGGAGACGCAGCTCCAACCTGGATCAGCACTGGATCATTGGTTGCGGCCAACGCTACAACTGCCACACATTTATTAGGCGGTACTCCGGGTCAAGTCCCCTATCAAACAGCAGCTGGCGTAACCAGTTTTTATGGTCCGGGCACTGCGGGTAATGTGTTAGTCAGCAACGGAACCAGTGCTCCCTCATATAATAATACATTGACACTTGCAGGAACAACTGCTGCAACTTCTACTACAACTGGTACATTAGTTGTTGTTGGAGGCGTTGGCATAGGCGATAACTTATTTGTTAATAACAACATCAACGCAGTTAACGGTCAGTTTGTATCTACTCGTGCTAACAATACCACTACTGGAGCAGGACAGATTTATCTAAACGGTGCAACTGGCAACAGAATTGATTTTAACGTCAATGGGGTTGCTGCCCCCGCATTTACTACTCGTAGTGCAGGTACTAAACTGGTATTGTATCCGAACGTAAGTGGATCTGCTGCTGACTATGCTATTGGTATTGACTCTTCCACTTTGTGGAACAGTGTCCCTAATACTTCAAGTTTTTTTAGATGGTACGGCGGAACAACCCTGGCTGCAACACTAACTGGTGCTGGTAACTTAACACTAGTAGGAGACCTTGCAGTCAATGGCGGCGACATTACCACTACACAAGCAACATTTAATTTAATCAACACTACTGCAACCACAGTTAATTTTGCAGGATCAGCTACTACCCTTACCATGGGCGCCAGCGGTAGTGGAACAACTAACGTAAGAAATAATTTAACGGTCAGTGGTAACTTAACAGTACAAGGTACTACTACCATTGTAGACAGCACAGTTACCAACATTGCTGATCCTATCATAACCTTAGGTGGTGGCACAGGCAACACAGCTCCTACAGCAGACGACAACAAAGATCGCGGCGTAGCGTTCAAGTGGGTTAATAATGCTGGAACAACCAGCACTGGCTTCTTTGGCTATGATGACAGCACTGGTTATCTTACCTATGTGCAAACTGCTACAATTACAAATGAAGTAGTATCAGGCACTAAAGGTGCTATAGACGTAAACCTTGCTGGCGGCACGGCAATGTCTGTGGTCTATCAAAGTTCGCCTAACAACACTGCGTTCTTGGCTGCAAGTACCAGTGGATACTTATTACAGACTAACGGCACAGGCAGTGCTCCTAGTTGGGTGTCGGCTGGGGGTGTTAGTGCAGGCAGTGCGACCTATGCTGATAATGTTAGAACAATAGCGCAGACCGCTAACGCTAGTTATTTTCCAACATTTGTTGATAGTAATAATGCCAGCAATGCCTATGAGTCAGTTTACACAACAAGTAGTTTTGTAATTAATCCTCAAAGTGGTAATATTGGTATTGGAGTAAGTTCTCCTGCACAGTTAGTTGACGCATATAAAACTGCCAATGCTGATGTTGCTATCCAGGTGTCTAACGATAACGCCGGAACATCAGCAACGGCACAATTCTTTGCCAGCAACGGTTCTACTAAAACACAATTCTTCCACACTGGTGGAAGTTATAGTGGCGTTGGCGTATTAGCATCTGCTCCGGGACTAGGTGGTATTTACAATACTACGGCCCAGGGACTTGCATTAATTTCTGCCCATGCTTCTGGTGTAATTAAATTTGCCACAGGTTCTAGTAACACAGAGCGTGTGCGTATTGACTCTAGTGGCAATGTAAATATTGGTACATTTACCACATCTATTAGTAAAAAATTTACAGTAGTTGGGGAAGGTAATTTTAGTGATGCAAGTAATACTGCTAGATTGTACATGGGATTTGGAACAATCCCAACAACTGGTGGAACTGGTGCATACATTTACAATAACGATAATTCACCATTAGCATTTGGTACAACGAATACAGAACGTATGCGTATTGATACCCTAGGTACTGTAGGTATTGGTGAAACATCACCTACTACCTATGCCACAACCGGAAGTTTGGTAATTACTAATACCACATTTAGACCAGAAATTGCACTGAGAACAACTACTGCTATTGGTGGCACTACTGCAATTAAACTTGGTGCAACAAGTTCAATACCTCAAGGCGGCGCAGTAATTAGTTCATACATATCGGCAGTATCTGGACAACCAACTGATTTAATTTTTAGCCTAGTTACCAGTGGTGTGCTAACTGAAAGATTACGTATTACCAGCAATGGGGGTATTGCATTCAGCGGTACAAACACTTACGGTACTAGTGGGTTTGTTCTAAAGAGCAACGGCGATGCGGCTCCAACGTGGGTCAATCCGAGTACCTTAGCCAGTGCAAGTGCAACCAATGCTGATAATATTAGAACCGTAGCACAAACTGCTAATGCTAGTTATTTCCCAGCATTTGTTGACAGCAATAATGCCAGCAATGCCTATGAGTTAGTTTATACTACTAGTACATTTAGCATCAACCCAGCAACTGGTTTTGTTGGTATTGGTGGCACCAATGACAGTGCATCGCCATTGAACGTAAAAGCGTTATCTACACTATCTGGAACTATTAATAGTTTTCAGAAAGTTCTTACTACACAGGCCAGCGGCGGCCTTGGCAATAATGTTTATAGAACAGAGTGGCGCCGTAGAAGAGCCGCAGGCACGGACTGGCAAACACAGAACATTCATGACGGTATTTGGGTAGATTCAAGTTTTACTACTCCGATGACTGACACTAGAACATGGTGGGATCGAGATCCTAACACCACTAGTCAAGCCTGGGGCGACCAAGCAACTACTTGGATGTTTCACAACAGCTCTGCATTATTTTTAACTGGTGGATCATCACAATTAAACACTGGTTTTACTAACAGATTAAATGTGACAGGTAGTATTGTCGCAGGTAGTGCAAGTAGCACCAGCGGCTCTATTATTCTTCAAGGCCAATATGGAACAGGTTCTATTACTAATCTTGGTACAGAATATAGTAGTGGCGGACCGGTATTAGGTTACGGGGTATATCCGAGTAATACGGCTACCGGTGCATTCTTTAGTTCTTCGGGTCTCGCTCTAACACGAGGCGCCTATACTATTGCTGGTAACGTACATAACTGGTATGTAGGTGCAAGCCAAACTTTAGCAATTGGCAGTACAGCAACATTGTCTCTTGCAATGACATTAAACTCAGCAGGTGCTTTGGCATTTAATGGTGCAAGCAATTACGGTTCAAGTGGACAAATTTTACAAAGCAATGGCAATGCAGCTCCAACCTGGATAGCACTATCTAGCAGAACTGTAGGCACAAGTACACAGGTTAACACAGTATTACAAACTGCCAGTGCAAGTTATTTCCCAACGTTTGTTGACAGTAACAATGCCAGTGCTACTGCTGAAAGTTTTTATACAACTAGTAGTTTTAGTATTAATCCAGGAACGGGACTAGTTACTGTAGCAGCTCCGGCAGGTGGAGACGGTGTTCCATCATTGAGAATAACGCAAGGTACGGCACCCAGTACATTTAACTGGATATCGTCATTCTTAAACTCTAGTTTAACCGCTGGAAAGAATGCAATTAATCTTATCGGCCAAGCTGAAAGCGGCAACAACTCTGCATACTTTGGATTTAAGTATGTAGGTGCTAGCAGTGCATCTAACTTTGCAACTATAGGGTTGTATGGGGCCGATAACTTACTTAATATACTGGCTAACGGTAACGTTGGTATCGGGACTACAAATCCCCCTAACAAACTTACTGTATCAAATGGTGGCGCGGTTGGTTTAGAAATTTCTCCAACCGGTGGCTATACTGCATTAGGAGGTGTAGATTTACTTGCGTATAATAGAAGTACGTCTGCATACGCACCTATTGGGTTTATTACCAACAGTAGTAATAACTCCATGGTTATATTAACTAACGGAAATGTTGGTATAGGGACAACAGCCCCTAATGATAAATTGCAGGTGCAAACGTCATCTGCTACTGCCTACGATGCAACATCTGACACCGGACAATACGGAAGTGGTGCTGGCATTACCGTGACAAATATGGACGAAACTTCTCAAAGTTTTGCTCAAATAAATTTACAGGTAAGCGGAAATTCAGGAAGAGCAGTTGGCAGGATTGTAGCAATACGAACCGCTTCCGCAACAAGCGATCTTGCCTTTGTTACAGAAAATGCCAACACAAAAGCAGAAAAGATGCGTATTTCCAGTGCGGGCAATGTCAGCATTGGTACTACCAGCACTACAAACAAGTTTGAAGTTGCAGGCACAGCCGGACAATTATTCAGTGTCAGTGATAGTTTTACCGGAACAATATTCTCAGTTAACGATGTATCAGGTATTCCTAGCATTGAAGTATTAGATACCGGACTGGTTAAATTTGCCCAGTACGGCGGCCAGGTAGCTATCAACACCGGTACTGTGGCAAGTAGTACAGCATCATTATCTGTTTATGGTATGATATACACTATGGGCACATTAGGTGAAATACGTGCCAGCAGTGAAATCACAGCCTACTACAGTTCAGATTCAAGACTAAAAGAAAATATCAAGCTGATTGAAAATCCAATAACTATTATTGATCAGATTAGGGGCGTTACTTTTGACTGGACAGATGAGCATATGGCTCGTCGTGGCGGTGAGGATGGATATTTTGTACGCAAACATGACATCGGTGTTATTGCTCAAGAAGTGCAGGCAGTGTTACCAGAACTTGTTGGCACTAGAGAAGATGGATATCTAGCGGTCAAGTATGAAAAGATGGTACCGCTGTTAATTGAAGCAATTAAGGCACAGCAAAAAACTATAGACTCATTGGTCAAAGATCTAGCTGATGTTAAAGAATTTATCGGTCAGCTTAAAAATAAAAATGGAATTTAAATATCATGGCAACTGCGTACGGTCCTAGTATAGTTAGAGATGGATTAGTATTAGCTCTAGATGCTGCTAATCCAAAGAGTATTTTAAACTCTGTCGAAGTTCTTGTAGTTGCCGGCGGTGGCAGTGGTGGTGTAGACAACGGTGGTGGTGGTGGCGGTGGTGGCGTAATTTACAACGCTAATTTTTTACTAACAGCCGGCACTGCATATACGGTTACTGTAGGAGCAGGCGGTGCATCAAGAGCAGGTGCATCCGATGATGGTCCCGGAAATAACGGCAGCAATTCTGTATTTGGCTCATTAACTGCTATTGGTGGTTCTGGAGGCACTGGATGGACTAATACTGCTTTACCTCCGGGCTCAAGCAGTTATAGTGGTGGCTCGGGTGCAGGACAGAGTGCATCTAATAGTACAGTAAACTCTAGAGGAGCTGGTACAGGCACAGCTGGTCAAGGGTTTAATGGCGGTACCGCAGTTGCCGGGCTCGCCGGTGGCGGTGGAGGTGCTGGAGGTGCTGGTGGAAATGCAAGTTCGGGAAATGTTGGAGCAGGAGGCATTGGATTTCTTTCAAATATCTCCGGAGTATCTACAACTTATGCGGCAGGTGGCGCGGGTGGATTTGATGTAGCCACTGGAGTTACATCAACACTGCCAGTTTCACGAAACGGAACAACAAAAAAATTAACCGAGGCCGGGGAAGATCCGTGTTCACCTAACACAGGACACGGTGGAAATGGTGCCAATCACAATGATGAAAACAGTGGCGCTGGCGGTTCAGGTATTGTTATAGTACGTTACTTCGGACCCGCCCGAGCCACAGGCGGAACAATAACGTCAGTTGGCGGCTATACTATACACTCATTTACTACAGTGGGTAGTAGCACATTTACTCCAAGTGCTACTTGGACCGATTTAAGTGGTAATACTAATTCAGGAACATTAACTGACGGACCAACTTATAGTTCTGCGAATGGCGGTTATATTGCGTTTAATGGAACAAGTAATTATATAACTAATTCTACAAATCTGTTTAGTGGGAGGACAACTACAACTGGAGCATATTGGGTTTATATAACTGCATATCCCGCAGGGAATGTCGGGGTGCTGCACATGTGGAGCGGTGTTTCACAACTGGCATATGATACAACATCAGGTGGAATTCCTCAATTCTGGCTTAACGGCGCACTGATTGTCAGTGGAAATCAATTAAGTTTAAATACCTGGTATTATATGACATGGGTTACTGACGGAGCCTTTGCTAGAATTTATACCAACGGAGTGTTAGTAAACAGCGGAGCATTTACAGCTGCGATTGCAACGTCTACACAACCGATGTATACCTTTAGGAGAAGTGACAGCGCAGCATATATGGCAGGAAGATTATCATTGTTAGCTGTCTACAACCGTGCATTATCAGCAACTGAAATACTGCAGAACTTTAACGCATTAAGAGGTAGATACGGGGTATGAGTGCGTCTTCTGGTCCTAGCATTCAGACTGACGGTCTAGTATTTGATTATGATATGTCAAATGCTCAAAAGTCATGGAGGGGAAAACCTGCTACTAACACCTGTAGTTTTGGAACATATGACTACGGTTACAATTCTACAAAAATTAGCAATGCTACTCCGCCAATACCGCCACCAATAACTGGTTATCCTATATATAAAATTACTTCACTTGACGGAAATGACTCGCAACAGATTTTATATACTGCAACTGTAGATCAAGTCAATGGTGGAACATACACTCATTCTGCTTATGTTTATTTAGAGTCCGGTACATGGGTAAGTGCTGGACAACATTGGAATCCGTGGGACTACGGAACGCAACAGTTTATTCCCCAAGGCGTATGGACACGCATCGAAGACCCTGTTACTAACTCTCCTAGTAATTACGGAAACGTAGCAATGTGCTACAATACAAATGGTGCAGTATATGTAACAGCATCACAATATGAACTGGGCAGCGTAGCTTCACCATTTATTACACAATCGAATGGAGTTAGATCCACTGCACAGGCTATTACCGACCTTACAAACAATAACACAATCACCACAAATAGTTTGACGTACGCCAGTGATGGTACATTTAGTTTTGTTCGTGCCAATTCAAATTATATAAACATTTCTGCAAATACTAACACACGTTTTCAAAATCCTTATCAAACATGGTCAGGCTGGGTGAATATTGTCAGCACTGGTCCTAACGGATATAGCGAACTTTGGAACAACGGTGGAAACACGGGTATGACAATACAGTGGCAAACGACCGGAGTTACTTTTTTTATGTACAACAGTGCATACTTGGGGTATACTGTAACAGTGTCAAATGCATTGAATACCTGGATGAACATAACGTGTGTTATAGACAATGTTGCAAGAGTTATGATTTTATATAAGAACGGTGTCTTAGTTGGAACAAGCTCGCAATGGAACCCGTACACTCCCCCTAATGGTAGTGTACACATTGGTGGAAATTTTGCAACAGGAAATGGTGGAGATTTTACTCAAGGTACTATTTCTAATGTTCAACTTTACAATCGAACATTATCAGCCGCAGAAGTACAGCAGAACTTTAACGCACAAAGAACTAGGTACGGAATCTAATAAATAGAGTATAACCATTTTTCATGGAGTAAGGAAAACAGGCCGTTAAATAAAGGGCCGCAGAGAGACTTATGGCAACATTACCAGGAACAGGATCGCAGATATCATTCGGACGGGTCAACAAAGTTTTTACTAACAATGACCCAGGTGCCGCAGGCAATGCGCCGTCTGGTGGTCAGAATATCAAGTTAAGTGCTGTTTTGGGTAATAACGGCACATATGGTATTGGACAAGCTGTTGGTACCCCAATTAAACTCTCTGCTACGTTCGGCAATAAGTCGGGCTCCTTCGGATAAACCATGAAAACCACACAAATTAAAAACATATTATCAAAACTAAGTTCTAGCCCTAGCAAATGGGAACTAGACTCCGTTGTCTACTACGATCGCACTTCAAACCCTGCAACTCTAGTAAGTTTTCTAACTAGAATTCAAGATCTACAATCTTTAAAAACCAAAGCTGGAATCAGCGAACAGCAAGAACTAACGTATTTGTTAGAACTCCTAGCAGATTTGGAAGAAGAAGATTGTCTAGAATTAATAGACAGAACTGAAGAAGATGCTAAGAATTCATTTATTGAAAACTTGGCCAGAACCAGTGCCATCGAAATCTTAACTGGCGGAAAAATAAACTTCGAAACTATGAATACCGCTTGCAAACTCAGCCCTAATGACTTTATACTATGTGCTAAACGTACCCAAGACTTAATCAATGCCGTGCAAGGTTTGGTTGTCAAAGGCGAAACACTTAGTATGGATGTCGCAGGCGCATGAAAAAACAATCAGTATTTGCATCAAGTAGTTGGTCGAGCAAAAAAGGTAAACTAGCAGTTTTAATTCCCACACGGGATACATTGCACTCTGCCCATGCACTTGCCCTAGCTGAATTAGTTAAGTTCAATACTATGAATGACATAGACACTCATGTGTTTATGGATGCTAGTACAATCTTACTAACGCAACGTGAACGACTGGCCACAGCGGCAGTTGAATTAGGTGCAGACTATGCGTTATGGTTAGACAGCGATATGGTCTTCCCTGCCACTACCGCAGTTAGATTGTTAAAGCATAACGAACCAGTTGTAGCCGCAAATTATGTTCGCAGACAACGTCCCTACAAAGGTGTTGCCTATGAAACCATAGGTGATTGGCAAAATCCCTTATCGTTTGATGTACAAGATGAACTAGTGCCCATTGAGGGTATTGGTATGGGGTGTATTCTAACTAAAGTCAGCATCTTTGAAGAACTCAGCAAGCCTTGGTTTGACTTCCAGTGGAGTCCCGAGTCCAATGACTTCCTAGGTGAAGACATGTATCTATGTCAGAAGATCAATGCCGCAGGTTATACCATCAAAGTTGACACAGCACTGAGTCAAGAACTACACCATCTTGGCACCTACGCATTCAACGTAGATTTGTTAGATTAAATCTAACAGCAATTCTAGTTTAGCCCTAATAATCTTATTTGTAAAAGAGTTTTTAACGCCCTGGTGCAAGGGCTTGGGATAGTTTTCATAATCGCACCAAGCATACCCCGAGTGTTCTTCATTGAGAGTTGGGGTAAATTCTCGATCAACTAACAGCACATAGGTGTTATATTGAAAGTGTTGATCATTACTGACAAACAGTTCTAAAGGAATAATTTTTTTAATAGTGGGAGTCTTACCTACTTCTTCTTGAATTTCTCGAGTTAGAGCATCGTAGGCAGTATTGTCAGTGGGCTCTTTCTTGCCACCAACTAGACCCCAAGTACCGGCAGTCTTGCCCTGTGTGCGTAGTAGGAATAAAAATCGTCGAGTATCTTTAGCGAGAAATATTCCGCCACTGCATATAACTTGATTTAGAGGATTAGTCGCCATAGCCTTGCTTCGTAGATACCTTCATAACTCTTACTCCAGGAACCTTCGTTCCACTTATACTGTGTTCCTGTATATGAGTTAGTTATGTAAGTTACTTCCGTAACGGCTGTGGAATCGAATATACTACCCCAATTGTTTCCATTCCATTCAACTATGTTGTTGGCGTATGCTTGAAAATCAGAACCATCTGTATTTTTCCATGCTTCAGGTCCGTCAAAGCCTGGCTGTCCGTATTCACTGCTTACATTAATATCTTCTAAAATAATATACCGTGTACCTGCAACCACTCCAGTAGGATTAAATGTTTCTGGATTTATAACAGCATCAACTGTTCCTCTTCCTGAAATAATGGTATTTCCCGGAACTGTATCTGGGTCAATGTTTAATCGCATGGCAAATTCATCACTGGGATCTAAGCTAATATAAGCAATTACATCATTGCCTGCGGGCTGTGTAAATCTTAATTGACTTAAACCTGCTCTAAATTTTCCTGGATACAAATCCAACAATCTAGTCCATGCAGATGTATTACTGGGATTAGCAACATCTATGCCATCACCTTGACCGTTGGCGCGGATTAATCTTGCCACATTATTAAGCACTAATAGATCAAAATCTCCGGGTGTTACAGTTATAGTAGCATCCGGACTTGCACCCTGGAACATTTCGGCGGCATTTACATCACTGTATTCTGTGCTGATGGTACCTTGTATAGTTTCAGCAAATATGTTAGAAATAATTTTAGTAATAATACCTAACTTTTTAACTTTGGCAGGCGGTGTGATCCATATAGGTGCAGTAAAAGTTATAGTCATAATATCTATATCTTCATTGACACCTTGAGGCACCGTTCTACTGCTCCATACTTGATTTTCTAATGTTATGGTTGATAAACTAGTCCAATCAATGTAATTGTCTGTGGTTTGTATTTCAAAACTAGGATTAAAGAATACAACTAACTGTTCCCATATCTGTAATTTTTGTTCAGTGTTTGTTGACCAGATGTCGGCTGAGAACGTTATCTTATAGGGGCTGGGCATTATACGTTCAATGGTATAGTTGTTGCCTTGTACGTTTAGATATTCATTGTTATCTTCGTCGAACGCTCGCTCACGAATCTGCACCTTACTAATAAAGGTGGGATCTTGTAGCCTAGTAAGATCGTATTGCATGTCTTTAATATAGCAGGCAATAAATGGCGCACTGGGAATTGTGTTCTCACTGTTCTTTTTAAGTATTTGACCAACTTGTCTAGTCATATCACCATAGCGAACAGGAACGCGAACTAATTGCCCCTTGGCATCTTTATAAGCAAAGTTGCTCATAATTTGTATAAACTGTGTCAAGTATCTGCGTACTTGCCCATCATAAAAATAATCCATTAATTATCTGCCCTTGCTTTTAGTACTTTACTCAATGCTTGACGTTCTGGAACAACTACTCCACCTATGGTTGCAGTTGTTGTGTTATTAACAAAACTAGCCTTCATTTTTCGTCTCACTAATAGTGGATCATTAGTCTGCGTTTCACCTAATGTACTTGTGGTCATACGCACATTATCTTCAAATTTAATCCAATTTTTGCCATCATATCTAAACAATCTATTAGGCAAGTAATCAGTTCTTAAGAAAAATTCACCCTTTATAGCACTGCCTGGAAATGCTATGCCAAAGCTGTATGGTGCGCCATCTGGCGGAATACCGTCTCCAGTTAAGTAGCCCACATAATAATTTTTAGTGGGACTTGATAAGACTGCGCTGGCATCTAATGCATCTGAACTTACATCAACTTCACCATTGGCTACATCTTCAACTTCGACTAGACCTGTTTCATCTCTAGGAATTACATAAAACTGATTAGTTTCATATCCGCTTTTTTCAGCATCTGCTCTAGCCTGTGCTATGATTTGATCATTGATATCAATGTTCTTTTGATACGTGGACAACAAGTCTCTTAATGTACTGCCATCTTCTGCACCACTATCTTGATCAAGGATCTCTTTAAATTCTTGTGTATCAACTAACGGAGCACATTTAGCACGTAGTAAGTGCGGATACCATGTCTGACTATAACCACTGGCAGGTCGAGTAACCTCACTGACTACATAAAATCTTTTTAACGCTACTAATCTGTCGTCTAAGGCAAATTCATCTTTTTGGTGCGGCAGTTCAATAACGTCACCTGCCATGATCTTTCTACCAATAGAATCATGAGTCCCACGTAAGTGGAATGTAATCATGATATTATCGTTTTGTAAAAATAAACCAAATTGACTTAGGTTAAAATCAATGTCTTGTAGTGTATAAATCCCGCGAATAACATAAACATCAGGATCGTAATGACGATCTCTGTTTTCCATAAACAATACGTCTTGTATGCCTAGCTCTCCTGCTTCAGCAACATTTGCTGGTTTTGTGGGACTACTTTCTCCCTCTAATGGATTTACTGCCCCTAGATACTTGTGCAAGTAGATGTCAGTTCCGCCCACCTGGAATTGCTCATAGATTGTGCGATCTAGAAATTTAAAATCATTGCCCTTTTCGGGACGGTAAAGAGAAAGTCTTGGCATAGTCTACTATTTATAGCTAAATATTGATATGACTGAGAACGAAAACGAACGCCAACAAGTAATAGACTATTGCAAACTGATGCTAGGTGATGGCATGGTTGACGTAGAGCTAGACCCTGCCCATTATAAC